GGAAATGTTTTTTGTCTCATACTACGATTTGTAGTAATGCCACCTGCTGTTTGTAATGTCATGTTTATACATGCGTAACCTATTTTCATATCCATTTTAGTTTATACATTAATATACGAACTCTCTTTTGCTTCTCCAAATTATATTTGACTTTTCTTTAAACTTTGGTGTAATTCTTCTATTGATACTTTTCTATTTTTATATCCATCAGTTTGTGAATGACAATTAGGACATTTCATCGATAAATTTTCTATTCTAGCATCATTTGTTTTTCTATTTAGATGATCTAATTCCATCATAATAGGTCTACCATTATGTTCTGTGCAGTTACATTCTGAGCATGTGTACATGTCAAAATTAAATTCTTCTTTTAATTGTTTAGCATATTTATAAAACATTTTTTTATAGTATCTTGTATGTACAGGTTCTCCTTTACTATTTCTGTAGTCTTCAACTAAGTATTTTTGTTTAAAATTTTTGTAAGCTAATTCTTCTTTAGACATTATTACTATATTTGATGAATTTTTAAATATCGTCTCTAATATATTATTTTCTTTATTCAGTCCTTCCATTTTCATATATGTGTTTTACAGTTGGAAATCGTAATGAAATTCCTCCTTTATCGTTATTAGTTTCTTCAAAATATTGTACAGTAATTGTTTTACCTATAATATCTGAACTCATGTATTTGATTCTTTGTTCTTGACTAAAACCACTACCAACTTTTACTATGTGTCCTTTATGTTCAATATAAACCTGTGCTAACATAGTTTCTTGTTTTTCTTTACCATTACGAACTACAGCCATAGGACTAAAATCAGCATCTATAACTGTGTATTCAGCATCATGAAATGTTTTTACTTTAAGTAAATTTTTACTACGTTTACCTTCATAACCTACATCTTTACGTAACATAAATCCTTCCCAATTACCATCACTTGCCATTTGACCCCACATATCAAAATGTCTACCATCTGTTATTTGGAATTGATCTAAATAACGTAATGTGCTTTGATTAGGATTTCTAGAATTAAAATCATATAACCATGTTCTTAATGTTTGTAATCTATCTGATAGTTTTATTGTTGATTTACCTTTATCAAAATCAGGTTTATAAATTCCATCAAATATCATAAACGTAGGATTTTCAATTTGGTGATCTTTACGTCTAAGTTGTTTCATTACACCTTGAAAATCTTCATTACCATCTTCATCTATTAAACAAATTTCACCATCAAATACAGTATTAATTATATTGGTTGCTTCGATTGCTTCTTTTACTTTATTTAATGTAGTAAATTCTTTACCCATTCTACTATATAATGTACATTTACCTTCATCATCTACAACTGCTAAACAACGTACACCATCTAATTTTCTACTGGCATACCAACCATCATTCCAATCACATTTACTATCATAATTTTGTGCTAATGCAACATTAAATTCAGGTATTAAACCCGGAAATGCTTTATTAATTACTTTAGCGCCTGCTCTAATTTCTAAATCTTTATCTATAATACGATAAATTAATTCTTTATATTCTTTATTTTTACTTACAAAATAATTTACAGCACCTATAGCAGCATGTCCTGTCATGTGACGGGTATTTAAATCCTCTAATAAATCAAATATAGTTTTACCAAAATAAGGTGTAATTATATCTTTATTTTTGATACAAGTTTTACTTGTAACATGATATTGTTTATAAGGATTGTAAGTAAACTCTAGAATACTTTGAATAGTACGTGATTGTTTTTTTAGAATAGTTACTTTGTCTAAACTACTGCTTGTAGCTTGCATTTCATCTATAAATAACTTTAATTCTTCCATATTTTATATCTTATCTTATGCGATAAGATACGAAAGATATTTTGCTTCTCCAAGTTTTTTTGTGGGAGTCTTTAAGAAAATTATTAAGGATCTGTAGCTTCTCCATCAGCATCGCCTCCATCCCATAGTAATGCACCTAATCCACCTAACCATCTAACAACACGAGGGCCGTAATGTCTAATTACATGCCACCATGGACTATTTTTACGTTCAGCATTCCTTATATCATCTATAAATTTTGTTGGATGTGGTAAATTAGGATGTGGATTTGAATTATAAAGTTGTTGGTAATTAGATATAGCTTCTTGTGCACTTGTAGGGTTACCTAACCAACTCATATCTACTCCTTGTGGTACTCCTTTATTTAAAGCAGGTCGAGGGCCTTGTTCCTGGATTATAATTTCTCTAATTATTTTTCTTAATTCTGATTTTTTCATTTCTATATTAGTTTAAGGACCTTCACTATCTGCGTCTCCCCCATCCCATAACAAAAATCCTAATGCAACACAAGCTAAAATAAGTGCACCCCATGCTAATCTGTGTGGGTTTGGACCATCTCCTGGTCTAACATTTCCCATTCCTCTGTTTGGTGCTGCAACTTGTTCAGGTAAAGTAGAAGTATCAGATATTGTAGCAGGACAACCACTATTTTTGAGTTGTGGATCACTATTAAAAATAGTTGAATAATCTTGAGCCGAAAATCCACTTGCTTTTATTTTTTGACTTACATCAATATACCTTTTACCAGGTTTATTCATCATATGTGGTTTAGGGCCTGCTGCTTGGCTTCTTCCAGTTCTTGTCTTTTGTCTTGTTTTAGGTAAAGCCATTTGTGGTCGTGCCATTGCTTGTGGTCTTGACTGCATTTGTTCTCTAATGGTCTTTTTTATTAGATTTCTAAGTTGTGATCTTTTCATCAGAAGTATTGTTTTTTATTCGTTAATACATATATTAAATATATAAAAACCTTATCTTTTTTTTAATTATAGTTTACAGTTTTTATTACAAGAATTAGCCCAATAAGCCCAACCCCCAGCTGCTACTAATAAACCTAATCCCCACCAAAAGTTAGCACCAAAGGTACAACCAGCACCTACTGCTAGTAAATAACCTCCGTAACATTTAGTGTAACATAAAATTTTATTATATAAGCTTCTATTTTCGTTTATATTGTTCATAATTTTTTCATCAACAGTTGTTTTATCTAAAATTTTTTTAACTGCTTTTTTTACTCTAGTTCCTTTTTTTCGTGACATTTTCTAAAAGTTTAATAATTGTTTTTTTATTTTTCATTCTTCGTTCATATGACTTGTACTTTGTAGAATGTTTTATATTCTCATTCATTTCAACACCATATGTTTGTTTTAAATACTCAGCATCATCTCCTATTTTAGCACCTCGTTCATCGCCTTTAAAGAAAAATCCTTTACCATCTTTCTTCATCATGTTATAAAGTGCTTTTCCAAAGTCATTTACATTTTCATCTTTAATTCGGCCAAACTGATCATTGTCTGTTTCTTCAGTCCATAATGTCCAAATTTGTGTTAATACACTAAACATTATACCAGCACCCATTTCGGTAGCTTCTTCTAAAGTATATTCTATTTCTCCTACTTTAAATTTTTTTTCTCTAAATAATTCTTTAGTACCAAATTCATATGCCCAACTTTTAAAATCATAATAAGCAAATTCATTAGGTGATGTTGTTGGACCTCCTATAGGTTCAATTTCTTCTTGTTCCTTAATTCCTGCTAGTTTTTGCATTCTATCTTTTACTGGATCTACCATTTTATCTTTTACTGGATCTACCATTTTATCTTTTGAAAGACTAGTAAGTCCCTGTTGTGGGAAAGTGTGTAGTGTTCCTTCACAACCACCATTCTTCTTTCGTGATAATTCACATTCTTCAAATGAATCAAATTCACAATCACCTTCATTACAAGGTTCACAAGAAGAGCCTTCAATTCCACTTCTACAGTTATAACCCCTATATTCAGGTTCATATCCTATACATTCATCACAAGAATCATATGTTCCTAGTACACCAGGTTCCATCCCGGCAATTCCTAAATTTGCCGCTCCTTGCCATGTATATATTGGAGGAATTGGATAGAAACTAAAATCAGTAGAATTAATAGTATTTGGTATACCAGGTATTTTATTATTATACAATGCTTTTGCAGATACGGTCCCTTCATATTTCATACATTTTAGTGTACAATGTGGTGCAGTAGGAGGACATGTTTGCATTTTTTCT